CTTCCAAGCTGGGACTGTAGTACGCAGGAAAAAGAAGGATATACATACCGAAGAAGTTGAATCTAATCGAACTATTTCTAATAGTTTGAAATTAGCCACTGATATTTCTTCGGCGTTGTCTCCTATTCCTCTTCTTTCTAGTATTGCAGCTCCAATGTCTTGGTTGTTGGATGCTGCCTCTAGAGCAGCTTATGCTTGGGGCTATTCAGCTCCTCGTATTAATGATCCATCAAACCGTATGACTAAATGGAGTAATCCGTATCTCTGTAATTATAATAAGAAGTCCGTAGCTCAAACTTTAGCATTATCTTCTACAAATACTGTCGGACAAGTTTCGGGTATTTTTGGTACAGATATTGATGAAATGAGTTTTGATTTCATAAAGCAAAGATCGGCCATTTATGCTAGATTTACTATTAGCACCTCCAATAGCACCGGAGATCTTTTATATAGTTGTCTAGTTACTCCTCGGGACATGTATTCTAGTACTATTGACAGTACAAATACAATGATTAGTTTCACTCCCGTGGGTTTTCTTTCCAGACTGTTTAATCTATGGAGAGGATCTATGATATATACATTTACCATTGTGAAGACTGAATTCCACATTGGTAGATTGATGGTAGTGTTCACTCCCTATGCTCTTTTAGCTGGACCAGTTATCACCGCTTCCTTAGCTTCTTACTGTTTACGTGAAATTATAGATATTCGTGCTGGAAATCAATTCCAAGTTACGATCCCGTATATCTCTGCAGCTCAATATATGACGTGTCAGGATGCAGGTGGTCAGACTGGTACACTTAGTGTGTACTTAGTTGATGCTCTCGAAGTCGGAGGCACCCAAACTAATACGACTATTTCTGTATTCGTAGATGTTAAAGGTGGACCCGATTTCGAAGTTGCTTCCAGGTCTGCTGGTATTGAATTGAACTTTACACAAGCCAACACCTATCAATCTGCGGTTGATACTATTGGTGGTACTAAGTTAGATCCTTGCAAAATCGAGACCACCGTTATTGGAGAAGGATCAGAACATTCTTCGAAAAATTACAATTTTGCTTCTTCTAATTTAGGAGAAGTAACTGAATCTTTCAGCTCTTTGTTGAAAGCTGGGGGAATACTTAATTACCCTCAAACCATTACCTCCCAACCTCAAACATATTCCTGGGCTATTAACCCCACTATTGTTTTGATGAGTAAGATTAATGTCAATACTTATGTTGGAGGCCAATATTATGATATATTTAGCCGGATAGTTCCTCTGTACGCCCTTATGAGAGGTACTATACGATTATCTATATATGAAACCCCTAATGTTTTATTAGTTGCTACCGTTTGGCGTGCCTATCCCAAGAGGCTACTTTCTGATTTTAATCAGGGTGTAGTAGGTATGGCCATAGATGGAAATGTTAATACATATCCGCCTATTGACGATTTAGCACCTATGTATAACAATGGGATAATTATAAAAGACGTAACAGATGCTGGTGTTATTGTGGATGTTCCTCAATATACCAAGTTTGCTGCTACTGCCACGTGGGCCGAAGTGTCCACGATGGCGGTAGCAACTGCTAGGACCCAGTCTACAACGGATCAGGGACGACGTACAATATTATACTACGAGCGACTTGTCGCAGGAGGATTAGGCTATGATTCTAATACCATAGGCTTAACTGTACATCGATCCGTTGGTGATGATTTCAGGTTAGGTTGTTTTATTTCTATCCCCCCCATACGATATAATTTTTAATTATGTTTATCAATTAGCACATTACCCTTTAGAGAGTTTTTTGGAATGTGTTATTCGAGTGAGAGTCTCTCATGGTTTTACTTTCACTTGGACAATAACAGAGTTGGACCTGTTATTAGGA